AGAGAATCAAGTAAACTTAAAGGAATGACCCTAACTGTGGCCCTGCATGCCAAGCGTGCACCTAAGCAACAACAAAATAAACATTTTGTTGCAGAAAAGGTACATTTTCCTCATAAGAGAGACTGATATCAAGAAGGTTGGTCAATTTGATCGACCTCCGATCTTGATATTGTTCTTTCTAATGCGGAATGCTTATTCTCTTTAACCAAACATGAATTAGCTCTTTTAAGACGTCTCGCTAAAGTTATCAACTTTATTTGAGATCAAAAGTCTTTAAAGAGATCAGAACGTGTAAATCTTCTTAAAATGTTACGTAAACATTTTATTAAAATTTCATGTTTTGAAACTTTAGTAAATTTTAAACATCATCGATATTATAAATTTATTAAGCAAGACATTAACAATAATCTGATTTATCTTAAATCAGTTGAATATTTTGTTCAAAATAATGATAAGTTCTGCTCTGCAGCACTTACTATTCTTTGAAAATCTCGAGATCTTAATCTTGAACCAGTAATTGATATTTCATCAATTACTGATCCAATTTTAACATCTCATGATGATGTCATTACTGTTTGTAATGACATTACTAAATATTGAAATGACTTAGGTATAAGTCGAGATTATAAGGACGATTGAGAATCGACTAATTTAAAGCCAATGTGATCTTCGAAGAATGGTCCGAATGGTCCATCTTCAATCACAGCTTTGATGGAAATATCCAATTACTCTGATGACCAGTGAAACGACATCTACCAACTAGGTAAATGTTATTTACCGGTCCATTCAGAATATAAAGATATTAACTGAATTAGAAAATTTTCAATTTTGGGCTACAAAGATCCTAAAATTATGTTTAGACGATTATCCGCAATAGCAGATCACGAAGGTAAAACCCGAGTAATCGCGATTGGTGATTGATTGTCTCAACAGTATTTAAGACCTCTTCATAACAGATTGATGAGAAAGCTTTCAAAAATTGAAGGTGATCTCACTTTTCGACATGAAGATATTCCTGTACACTGCTCACGTTACTGGAGTAAGAAAGATAGAGAAAGGTTTAACCCTTATTCTATTGATCTGACTACGGCAACTGATCGTATACCGGCTTATTTATCAGCCCACATTCTTAAAGAACTTTGAGATGATGATATATTATCTCAAAGATGACTTAAGTTAATGACTTCTTGGCCTTTTAAGACCAAAGTTACTAATAAATGTAAGGTCAGTAAAAACTTAACTAATCACGTTTATTATAGTGTAGGTCAGCCCATGGGGATGTATTCCTCATGACCTGCTTTAGCCATAACAAATCATGTTTTAGTTAGACTTGCAGGAGCTAAATTAGGATACAGAAAATTTTCTTCTTACTTTGTTCTTGGCGATGACTTAGTCATCTTCAATGAAAAAGTTTCAAG